TACAAAATCTTTTAACTATAACCCCATTGGTAAACCATTTTTTAGCCGACATTTTTTCTTTTGTTTCATTTGTTAATACTTTTCCTGTATTAATTTTTGATAAATGTTCTTTTTGTAAGGTGGACATTCTTTTACCAAAATTAGGGTTATTCTCACCAATACATTTTCCTTTTCTTGACTTGCTTATCATCTTTTTAGTTTCTTCACTGTGTGTTTTACCTGTCATACCTATTTTTTCTTTACTGGTACTACGCCCAAACATTCCATTTTTTTCACCTGTGTGTGAAATTGACATTTTTTTACGAGTTTCTTCAGAGAAGGTTTGTAACCTTCTCTTTACTTTTATTAATAATTTAGTTTTTTTAGAATGCTTATAACCTTTTATAGATAATAACATTCCTGCGACTGCGGAATCTCCCCTACACTTATGAATGGATATGTGATCATCTGGATGTAAAGCAATTAGGTTATTAGGATGATGTATAAATGTATCGTTTTTATCTTCAAATAAACATTTCGGGATGATGTGATGAACGTGATATCCTTTTGGTATGGTCCAATTTGGGAAGTATTGTCTCCAATATAGTTCTAAGTTTTTACGATAATTATTTGTATACATAGTATTAATTATACATTAAATTAGGTACAGTGTCAATAACTATTAAGTAATTTAAAGTTCAAAACACTTGACAGGTTTTGTCGTTTATGTTATACTATTATTTATAATACAAAACAATAGAGATTATTATGCTAGAACAATACAGAGACGATTTTGTATCATTTATACTTGCTGATGTGCGGTTAAATCGATATGATAATAAGTTTATATCTAACATCAATAAAAAATACATATCACAAAATCGTCCTCTTACAATAAAGCAAAGTGAAGTATTTGATGTTATTGTAAAAAAATACACTAAACAACTTAAAACACTTCAAGTTAATTATAATGATATTCTAGCACTAAAATGGAAGAATGGTTTTTGTTCAGAAGCGGAATTAGCCAAGTACTCGTATTTTAGATGTATTGATAACGAAATGCAACTGTATTTTAAATTTAGTAAAGACGATATTAATGAAGTACGGACACTTATTTATGATGATAAATGTTTATTTCTTAATAAGAATAATAGTAATAAATATAATTCTGAATTCATTGTTAGCGATAATGAAAAATACAATTTTTATTGGGATAAACTTGCAAAAATGTGGCGTGGAGAATTTAACGTACATTTATTCCGTACATTATACGATTTTGCTAAGAAACATAATATTAAGTTAGATAAATCTGTAATAGACATAATGCACGGTACCATTAACCATTTTGGATCGAAATATTTGTGGGAAACACAATTGCATTTGGTTAACAATAGGCTGTATGTTAATTGCATTGCAGAAACAATGCTCAATACATTAAATAATTTTGATTTAGAAGATACAACAGATATTAATATTGAAAATATCTGTACAACATTAAGTATTAAACCATTAAGTTTATATACTACTGCTAGATCATTATTAATGACTCTTATTCCAAACCAATCTAATATGTTTGATACAAAATCTAAACATAGTCAGGAAGAACTGTATAATTATCTTAAAGCAACAGGTAAACGAACTATATTTTATTTGCCAACTGTTAGATCGAAATTATGGAATAATTTCATGAATAATAGTGATAATGATTTTATAAACAAAAGACAAATGAGAAATTGGGACATCAATTGTGTTATCAATCAATATAGTAATAATAACATTGAAAGAGAACATATATCATATGAATTGTTTAATACTGTTATTACAACATTAGGTATCGATGAACTAATGTTATCATTCCCTGAACTGGGTAAGTTTGCAATGAATAATAAATTTATAAGGATTAGGTAACTTGACAATAGCAACAATAATAATCTATGATGAGGTTAATTGTAAAATACAAAATCTAGATGTTAATACTAGACGAAAATTATCAAATATGTTTTCGTACGAAATCCCCGGAGCTAGATTTACCCCAGCAGTAAAATTAGGTAGGTGGAATGGGAAAACTTCTTATTTTCAATTAAGTGGAAGAACTTATATTAATTTACTTGATGAAATAATTCCTGTATTAATTAAAGAAGAATATGAAATTGAATTAGATGATAAGCGAGAATATGTTGGAACATTTGATTTTAAAAAAGTAGATAACAATAGTTTAGCGCATATTAATTGGCCAAAAGGACACCAACTTGAAAATCAGCCAATTATAATGAGGGATCATCAGGTTACTGCAATAAATAATTATTTAAGTAATCCGCAATCGTTGCAGGGAATTTCTACCGCATCCGGAAAAACGATTATCACCACTGCATTAAGTAAAGCGATCGAACCATATGGAAGATCAATTATTATTGTACCTAATAGATCGTTAGTTAATCAAACAAAAGAAGATTATGATAATATTGGATTAGACGTAGGGGTATTTTATGGTAAGGAAAAAGATTATACCCGTAAACATACTATATGTACCTGGCAAAGTCTGCATTCGTTATATAAGAAAACAAAAAAGGGTGAAGCTGTAATTGAAATCCAAGATTTTTTGGATGATGTTGTTTGTGTAATATGTGATGAGGTACATACATGCAAGGCGACAGCTTTAAAGGACCTGCTAAGTGGACCATTATCTCATATACCTCTTAGATGGGGATTAACAGGAACAATTCCTAAAGAAGAATTTGAATTTAAAGCATTGCAGACTTGTATAGGACCTATTGTTGGAAAAGTAACAGCAATTGAACTTCAAGAAAAAGGAATTCTGGCTAACTGTCATATTCACATTAAACAATTACAAGATAATAGAGTATTTTCAAATTATCAATCGGAATTAAAATACTTATTAAGTGACTCAGATAGATTGGAACAATTATCTTCAATAATTAGTGACATTGCAAAGACAGGTAACACGTTGGTATTAATTGATAGAGTAAGTGCAGGACAAACGCTTACAGAGCGCCTACAGCGTAACGATTCTTGGATGGGATTAACAGATAATATTGTATTTGTAAGTGGTGCAACTAAAACAGATAAACGCCAGGAAGAATACGATAAAGTTAAAGAAAATAATAACATGGTTATTATTGCAACTTATGGTGTTGCCTCAACTGGTATAAATATTGTTGAATTAAGAAATGTTGTATTACTTGAACCAGGCAAAAGTTTTGTAAAAGTAATACAAAGTATAGGACGTGGTTTAAGAGTATCAAAAACAAAGAACTTTGTTAACATATACGATATTACAAGTTCGTGTAAATATTCAAAACGTCATTTAACAGCAAGGAAAAGATTTTATCGTGAAGCAGAATATAATTATAAAGTTGAAAAAATACATAGGAAATAGAGATGTACAAAAAACACATTTTAAGAAGTTGAAAAAAGAGTTATTTCGAGAATTAAATATCACAATATTAGCACAAGAGTTATTTGATATATTATACCCAGAAAAAATAATTAGATGCGATAATTCCAGGTTTGTGGGGTGGGGTGCTGGTTATAGTAGTTGTAAAAAAGGATGTGAGTGTTATGTAAAAAACTTATCTTCTAAGATTTCAAAAATAAAAAAAAATTATAGTAAAGAAAAACGAAAAAAGGTATTAGATACAAGAAAATCAACAGTAAGAGAGAAATACAAAGTAGATAATGTTTTTCAATTAATTGAAGTAAAAGAAAAGGCCAATAATACAAAAATAAAGAAATACAGTGACAAAAATTATAATAACAGAGACAAATATAAAAATACTTGTCTGAGAAAATATAATACAGAAAATGTTATGCAAATAGATGAAGTTAAATTAAGGAATCATACTAATAGAGATTATCAAGAAGCGAGTGAAAAAGGTAAGAAAACTAAATTAAGAAAGTATGGAAATGAGAATTATAATAACATTGCTCAAATAAAACAAACCAATTCAGAAAGATACGGGGTTGAAAATGTTTCACAAAATTTAGATATAAGAAAAAAAATATGACTTAATTTAAAAAAACAGTTACATTATAAATATACCGGTATATACGAAACACGTTTTAACATTGAAATAATAGACCATTATACACCTACTAATGATATAATGGTATGGTGTAAAACGTGTGATAGTATCTTTATATCTAAATTTCTAAATGGTAATATGAAATTATGCAAAACTTGTTTCCCACATTCAAATATAGTATCAAAAGATGAATTGAAGTTACGTGATTATATAAAACAATACAATGTTGATATGGAGTTTAATAATAGAAAAATTCTAAATGGTAAAGAATTGGATATTTTAATTCCGACATTGAATGTTGCCTTTGAATATAATGGGTTATATTGGCATACATCGGACACCAAAGATAAATGGTATCATTACAATAAAACAAAAGATGCCAATACAGCTAATATTAAACTAATACAAATTTTTTCACATAAATGGTACAATAAGCCTAACATTGTTAGATCTAGAATAAAACAAATACTAGGGGTCAATCAGAATAAAATATATGCTAGAAATTCTTATGTTAAAGAAATAAATGTTAATGATGCAACTCTTTTTTTAGAAATTAATCATTTAGATGGCTAT